TCTCTCCCAAGGGATCAAGTTTTCAATCTCAGTTAATGAATATTTATGGTACTGCATCAAGGCAAAATTAAGTTTGTAGTATGACATCATATCCATGTGTGCCATACCTATGCGAAAAAACTTGACAGTCCCTCCAGAGTCACTTTACTCTTCTTCTTTGTTTTTGGATTCTTCACATCAATAGTGTGAGAAAGTTTAGGCATTGTGCTGAAGAACTTTTCAATCTCCTTGAATTGTGTTGAGTTTAATTGCTCAAGGAATTCTTTCACCTCTTGATCACTTACATCACTTGTAGACCAAACCTCCTCATTATCATAAATTTTATCAATGCAAGATCCAATGACTTCAAATGATTGATCCATATCTGGATTTTCAAATTCAAAATTATTTTTAATGAATTGATCAAGGGAAGGATACTTCATATCCATAAAATAAGTATCATCAAGTTTTACAGTCTTGGTATGGTTTTCATCTCTAACTACTTGAATTTCATCAAGATTGATACTAACTTTTACCTCTGTTTCACCATCATCAGGACAAATAATATTTACATCTACAACTTCTCCTACAGACTTACCTCTAATATTCAAGAAGAGATATTCAATATCAAAAGTAGGAAGTGATTCAACTTTAATTTCTTTTGTCAAGATACAATCTGAGATAACTGCTCTGATTGCTGAAGTGATCTGTTGTGAGTCTTCAGACTCAAGAGCAATAACAAGCAGTTTCTCTTCCTTTACAAGGAAGGGTCTATACTGAACTTTTTTTCCTGTGGAAGGCAACTCCAACTCAAACGTTGGTGTAACAATTTTTGGTAAAGGCATAATGTCCTATGATGAAGTCAGTGTGAATATTTAGGCAAGGTTCTGAGATGGTAGAGAAATTCCACCAAATTTATTCAAGAAATTCTGATTAAGAAGAAATCCACTATCTGGTTGCAATTGAAAAGGTTGAACTTCTACTCCCTTAATAGTGGTCTTAGGATTGGTTGCTGGAGGTGGTGGTGTAGATGAACCAGGAGTATATGGTTCTGTTATGTATCTGACAAATGTAAAATTGACTGTAAGTTTAAGAAGATCAGTTGAACCATAACTTACCTCCATTGGGTTCATGGATATGGGATAACCCTCAATCATTGTGTATTTGATACTTTGCTTCACTGATACATCTCTCTCAAATTTAAATAATTCAAGGACGTTTTGTTGTCTATATCCCCCATCTCCATCAGGATAATTCATCCTAAAACCATTTTCAAATCGTGAATAATTACCCTCTCTTCCAGTGATATTCTTACCAGCAATATAATCCATCCATCCCTCAAATAAATGAAGAGTTTTATATTCAGGATCAACTAACATTGACACTGACATCTGCTCATCATACATTCTTCTATATGCCATCTTCTCAGTAACGCCCATAAAGTCAGATGTCACCTCATGAGTAGCTAAGGATGAACCAGGAAGAGTGGCATCAGTGCAAGCAAGATTAATTCTTTCTTGTAAATTGGAATCAATCAATATACCCTTTGTTTTTTGAATATGGGTTTTAACAGCACCAGGTAAATTAATTCTCAAGAAAAATTGTGAAGTTGTTGCTGAATGCATCAACTTTGAAATTAAATCTGTTGTGGAATATTTTTTTATACCAGCACTAGATGGAGTGGGCATCTATAAATAAACTTGATTACTATACTATGTAGCAGCAAAGTGGGACAATCTTTGAAGACAAAATATAAACCCACTAACCCTGACAAGTATATGGGTAATCCTAATAATATTATTTGCAGAAGTTCCTGGGAGAGAAGATTCTGCAAAGAGTGTGATACCAATCCTGGTATAAAAAAATGGGCAAGTGAAGAGTTCTCAATACCATATATTTCACCTGCAGATGGTAAAGTTCACAGATACTATCCAGACTTTTTAATAGAAAAAGTTGATGGTAAAAGATATATTATTGAGATAAAACCTGATCATCAAACCAGACCACCTGAGAAGAAGAGTAGGGTCACAAAATCATACCTATATGAATGTGCAACTTATGAGATAAATAAAGCCAAGTGGAAGGCAGCATCTGAGTTTGCCAAAGATAATGGAATTGAATTTCAAATAATGACGGAGAATCAAATCTTCCCAGAAAAACATCATACTAGGAAGAACTATGGAACAAGAGGAGTATCTAGAAAGCGCAGAAAATAGATTAGAGTATGTGGTAGATGAGATCATCAACAAAAGAACTGCTGATGATAGAATGATTGCTCTTCTTGAAGTCCTCACTGAGGTAGAGGTTGTTCCTGATGTTGGTAGATACTACACTTTTGTGTATCAACCAAAGACACCCAAAATAAAATATGACCAGAATCCATTAATTGCATGTGTATCTGTTGATAGATGGGGATTCAAAGGACTTAATTATCATTGGGGCAAGTTTAGAAACTACACATGGGATGAAGTAATTGGCAATCTTCATGTCATTTACCCACTTGAACTAAGAGATACTAGATCAATTCCATACCAACATTTTTTATATTCTTGATAAATACTTAAATGCCAGGATGATCAATGTCAGTTACCAGTAACAACAACTCTCTAACTAAGGATACGTCAGCACCTGATGGTGAAGAGGTGTATCAAAGTAAATCAACATTGAAAAAATTTGATAATCCTGATAATATTACTACTGGAAAACAAGCAACTATAATTACAAAGATCAATATAAAAAGTGGAGACATAGACATTTTTGAGAATGTTACTTCTGGTGGTTTAACTATACCAGTCAAAATAAGAACAGTTAAATCTGATGGCACTAAAGACAATATTTGGAATTCAGATAGAAATAAACAATTTTTTGATAGTTCAAAATCTCATACTAAAGAACAATTAAAAAATCTTGTCAGTCAAGTCAGACAAGCAGCACTACCTATTGCAAAAAAAGAATTACCAGAATCACAATTTGATGCACTTAAAAAAACAGAGGGGATGAAATCAACTGCTAATACAACAACCATAGATGAAAATCAAGAAGCACCAGCAGTATCAGATGCAGAATCTGGATTAAGTAGTTCTAGTGCTGCATACGCACAAACAAAAAGAAAAGTACCAAGAGGAAAGAGAGAACCATATAGATATCCAAAAGCAGTTCCAGAATTGGGGTATGATTTTATAAGAATTAAATCATACAAATATAAAGCAGGTGGAAGAGAATCACTTAAATTGGGTAATAGAGATAGTGCCAAAGAAAGATTGATTAAAAATAATGAGGTGCAGGAAACAATTATTCTACCAATGCAACCTAACTTTTCTGAATCAAATGCTGTCAGTTGGGGTGGTGATAATTTAAACCCACTAAAAATGATGGGTGCAGGTTTTGCCTCTGGTGTAATTCAAGCAATGGGAGATGCTGCTGATGCAACAGATGCATTTAAGAAGTCAAGAGATACTATAAAAAGCACTTTTACTAATTTGGGCAATGATGTGAGCGCTATCATTGATGATAGTGCAAGTGGAAGAGCATTAGTAGCATATTTCGCAGGTCAAGCAGTTGGTGCAAATATTCTAGGAAGGTCTGCTGGTGTTACTCTCAATCCCAATCTTGAACTTCTTTTCAATGGACCCAATCTTAGGACTTTTTCTTTCAACTTTAGATTTACACCAAGAAGTAAGGATGAGTCAGAAGAAGTGAGAGAAATAATAAGAGTGTTTAAAAAGAATATGGCTGTCCAAAGATCTGATTCTAATCTATTCTTACTTACACCAAATATTTTCACCCTTGAATACATTTATAATGCAAAAGGAAATAATGCAGGTCAAATACATCCCTACTTGAATATTTTCAAACCAATGGCAATGACAAATTTGAATGTTAATTATACTCCTGATGGATCATACATGACATATAATAGCACTGGTTCACTAACTCAATATGATTTACAAATGAGTTTTGGTGAAATAGAACCAATCTATGCAGATGAATATGGTGATGAAGATAATTCTCAAAAGGGTGATTTCAATAAACCAATTAATATGGGTTACTAAAAATGGCAAACTACTTCTCCTATCTTCCAAACTTTGATTATGTAAATAGAATTCCTAGTGAGCAAAATATATCTTCCTATACTGAAGTAAAAAATCTCTTTAAAAGAGTTAAATTAAGCAGCAGTTTATTTCAAGACTTAACCAACTTTACTAAGTATCAAATAGTTGGTGATGAGAGACCTGATTATGTTTCATACAAACTTTATGATACACCAAATTATGATTGGATAATTTTGTTGTCAAATAATATTATTAATATACAAGATGAATGGCCTATGAGTAATAGGACTTTTGAACTCTATATGAATAAAAAATATGGTGTAACAAATTATGATCAAATACATCACTATGAATCAATTGAGGTAAAAGATTCTAGTAACAGTTTCACAGTATTAAAAAAGGGACTTGAGGTCCCTTCTGATTATTCAATTACTTTTTTTGATGGTGCCCTTGGAAAAGAGAGCACCATTACTGACACAAATGTAGGTGTTACTAATTACGAGTATGAATCAAAAATTCAAGATGATAAAAGAAATATTTTCTTATTGAGACCTAATTTAATTCAAACTGTAATTAAAGATATTAAGAAGTTAATGAAATATCAAGAAGGTAGTACACAATTTGTTT